ATGCTGGAACAAATGGGCATTGCCGCGAAGCAAGCCTCTTATAAATTAGCGCAACTCTCCAGCCGCGAAAAAAATCGCGTGCTGGAAAAAATCGCCGATGAACTGGAAGCACAAAGCGAAATCATCCTCAACGCTAACGCCCAGGATGTTGCTGACGCGCGTGCCAATGGCCTTAGCGAAGCGATGCTTGACCGTCTGGCACTGACGCCCGCACGGCTGAAAGGCATTGCCGACGATGTGCGCCAGGTGTGCAATCTCGCCGATCCGGTGGGGCGGGTAATCGATGGCGGCGTACTGGACAGTGGCCTGCGTCTGGAGCGTCGTCGCGTACCGCTGGGGGTTATTGGCGTGATTTATGAAGCGCGCCCGAACGTGACGGTTGATGTCGCTTCGCTGTGCCTGAAAACAGGTAACGCAGTGATCCTGCGCGGCGGCAAAGAAACGTGTCGCACTAACGCGGCAACGGTGGCAGTGATTCAGGACGCCCTGAAATCCTGTGGCTTACCGGCGGGTGCCGTGCAGGCGATTGATAATCCTGACCGTGCGCTGGTCAGTGAAATGCTGCGTATGGATAAATACATCGACATGCTGATCCCGCGCGGCGGGGCTGGTTTGCATAAACTGTGCCGCGAACAGTCGACAATTCCGGTGATCACTGGTGGTATAGGCGTATGCCATATTTACGTTGATGAAAGCGCAGAGATCGCTGAAGCATTAAAAGTGATCGTCAACGCGAAAACTCAGCGACCGAGCACATGTAATACGGTAGAAACGTTGCTGGTAAATAAAAACATCGCAGATAGCTTCCTGCCCGCATTAAGCAAGCAAATGGCGGAAAGTGGCGTGACGTTACACGCAGATGCTGCTGCGCTGGCGCAGTTGCAGGCAGGCCCCGCGAAGGTGGTGGCTGTTAAAGCCGAAGAGTATGACGATGAGTTCCTGTCATTAGACTTGAACGTCAAAATTGTCAGCGATCTTGACGATGCTATCGCCCATATTCGTGAACACGGCACGCAACACTCCGATGCGATCCTGACCCGCGATATGCGCAACGCCCAGCGTTTTGTTAATGAAGTAGATTCATCCGCTGTTTACGTTAACGCCTCTACGCGTTTTACCGACGGCGGCCAGTTTGGACTGGGCGCGGAAGTGGCGGTAAGCACACAAAAACTCCACGCGCGTGGCCCGATGGGCCTGGAAGCACTGACCACTTACAAGTGGATCGGCATCGGTGATTACACCATTCGTGCGTAAATAAAACCGGGTGATGCAAAAGTAGCCATTTGATTCACAAGGCCATTGACGCATCGCCCGGTTAGTTTTAACCTTGTCCACCGTGATTCACGTTCGTGAACATGTCCTTTCAGGGCCGATATAGCTCAGTTGGTAGAGCAGCGCATTCGTAATGCGAAGGTCGTAGGTTCGACTCCTATTATCGGCACCATTTAAATCAATAAGTTACACATCATTAGTACCTTCCTTATTTTTTGACTGGGACAAATTTGGGACCGATGGGTTCAGGATCGAGTCTATTTGCCGTGCGTGTTCGGTAAGGTGATTAGGTGCAAGGTGAGCATATCGACGAACCATTTCGATAGACTCCCAGCCTCCCATTTCCTGTAACACTGACAACGGGACTCCGGCTTGAACCAGCCAACTTGCCCAGGTGTGTCTCAAGTCGTGAAATCTGAAATCATCAATACCAGCCCGTCTCAGCGCCGCTTTCCAGGCTGTGTTTGCGTCATACCGCATCTTCCTTACTGTTGGCGCTTTCGTTCCGTCTGGTTTGGTACAGCTTTCCTTGTACACAAATACCCAACGGTGATGATTCCCGATTTGTTTTTTCAAAACGCGACATGCAGTATCATTCAGCGCAACGCCAATTGCGCGGTTTGATTTACTCTCTTCCGGGTTTATCCATGCCACCCGGCGCTGCATGTCTATTTGTTGCCATTCAAGGTTGATGATGTTCGAGCGTCTTAAGCCTGTTGCCAGTGCAAATTCAACAACAGACTTTAATGGCTCCGGACATTCATCAATCAGCCTTTGTGCTTCATGGGGCTCCAGCCAGCGGATCCGTTTATTCTTTGGTTGAGGCACTTTAATAATTGGTGCCTTATCCAGCATTTTCCATTCACGCTCTGCGGCTCTTAGTAGGGCCTTTATAAATGAAAGATGCGTAGCCTTCGTTGCAACGGACGCTGGTTTTGGCGTGTATTCTGGAACAGGTTTCCCTTTTTTTCTGCATGCTTCTGCCCTGAGTCTCCAGTTTTCCTCATGACGCCGGTTCGTCATTTTCTGCATTGCTGAATAAATTTTTGATTCAGTAATGTCTCTTAGTTGCATTCCTGCGAAATGTTGAAGCCAGAATCCGATCCGGCTTTTGTCATCGTCCAGTGATTTTTTATGTGCTTTCTCTTCAAGCCACCTGACACACGCTTCCTCGAACGTTATATCAGGTATTTCACCAAGTTTGCTGACCCGCCATGCTTCAGCCTTTAGCTTGTCATGGAGTTCTGTCGCCTGCCTTTTGTCCTTTGTTCCAAGAGACTGTTTAAATCTTTTACCGTTCGGCAATGTGAAACTGGCGTACCATATTTCACCTCTGCGGAAGAGTGACATTTTCTTTCCTCTGTTATGCCATCACCCGCGCTCACCTGGACAGTATGCAGCGGAGACTGAAGAGCCGCAATGCAGGCTTGTCGTGTTGTGAGGTAAGGAGATTTATTCTTAGTGGGATCTTTGCGTGTTGCCTGAAGACGCCCTGTGCGTATCCAGTTAATGGCAGTCGGTCTGGATATCTTGAGAAAATGACAGGCCTCATCGAGTGTGAGGCTGTATGGCTCCATTATTTCACCTCTTGCTGTGACATTGTTGAAAAATGGATACCAGCTCGTTGCTGCCAGACGATCCAACCGAGAGTCATATCCCATGCCATGTATTCGTTATTGCCGTTTTTTGCTCTCCGACGATCTACTAAGTCACCGAAACGCTTTTCCATGAATAATTCATAAGCTTCGCGTTCATCTGGTTCTACTTCCAGAGATAGGAGTGCGATTTCATAAGCACGGCGCTCAATATCGTCTCGCACGTCAAGGCTGCTGATACGCTCTTTAATTTCTTTAATCAGTTCTTTGTCGGTAAAAGTGGTCATTATGCTCCAGCCTCCGGTGCTTTTGGCATTACTGCCCAGTGAGTGATATTGACGTTTTCAAGGTCCCCGACCTGAAATGTCCACTGCCATTCTCCGGTTTCTTTTTGTCCCCAGGTGTACCAGAGAGAACGCCAACCAATTAGCCAGCCTTCTCCGTTAGCATCGAATAACAAAACACTTTCATTTGCTGGTGGCAGTTCAGTTGACACTGGTATTACTTTGTTTTCCTGTGCTGCACATTTAGCTTCAAGCGCATCGAATTTACGCACCAGGTATTCAGCATCTGTTTCATTTACTTTCAGATCTCGCGGTACACATCTCCCACGAAGAAACCCTTCCATTTCGAAAACATTCATGCGCATTTGCGTAACTCCGATAACTCGTTAAAGCGTTCCATAAACATCCCGTAGGCATGGCCCGGTGCCAGTGGAATCACGTTGAACATCTCTGTTGCCGGGATACCTTCCAGTACAGGCCAGAAAGAGCCATCATCAAGCCCGAGATCGCGGCGTTCGGTTGCCAGCATGATGAGATCGGCATATTTCACGGGCGTACTCATAACTGGGGGTAATCCGTATTTCTCACGGATTACGGAGTCTATTTTTTCTTCCATTTGTTTATAGTCAGGAAGAAGGCGTTTCAGTGGTGCGGGAATGTCCTGGCAATACGCTTCTGTTGCATCATGCATTAACGCTTCAAAAGCAAATTTCTGCGGCACCAGCTGGCTGCAAAGAACCGCATGTTGGGCGACGCTGTAGAAGTGCGAAAGATGACCGGCAAAGCGACAGATATTTGAAAGGGAAACCGCGATATCGTTAATATCGATGTCGTCTTTATTTATCCTGTCATAATAAAAATGCTTCCCGGAAAAAGTTTTAATAAATGACATTTTGTTCTCCACGTATATGCGCTGCACCGCGCTGAATTCTGGTAAAAAGAATCCCTCACCATCCGGCGATTATTGAGTAAATTACGTTTCCATAAATGCCCCCGCAGGGGCATTTGCAGTAATGAAATCAGGCGGTGAAAGTACCAATAAAGGTTTCTACTTTGCTGTCCTTGAATTTCTCAACAAGCAGATCACGAAATTCGTTAGCCATTTCTTCCTGCACCGCCTCCAGCTGAATAATGCGCAGAACCAGTACCGGACGATCGCCAGTGATAATGCTGAGGCGTAATTTAAACGGACGTTCTTTCAGACCTTCAAACGGAATGCATTTAAATTCAAATGCCACTGGCATAATGTCTTTGGTCTTCGCTTCGACAGACTCCATCAGGGAGCGTTTGCCGCTGAAGTCATTATCTTCAAAATCAGCGGTCTGGTTTGCTTCAATCGTGATTTTACGGACCGCCGCAGCCGCTTTTGTTGCCTGAATGGTGTCACCATTAGCATCAAAGCCCACAAGGTAGTCGGCCCAGTCTTCAATCCATTCTGCCAGTGATTTCTGGGAGTTACGCTCGCCATTAACAGACAACAGAGCAGAGAACGGTGCTGTCTTTTTCAGTTTGAGAGTGGCGGTGTTATCTGCGTGACCTGGTTCATCAATAGTACCCAGGTTAAGCACACTGACGGCACGCATATTATCAGCATCGATAAAGCAGCGGGTGCCTTCATCTGCAAGATCTTTAGAATAACGGGTAAAGTCATCGATGCTGGCAGTGGAAAGCGCACCACGGAAACGGAAGCGATTTAAATTAAATTTTTCCAGATCATGAATGCGGAAATTCTCAGGCAATGCCACAGCATCGGCACCAATCTTACTGATAATTTCATTAACACCCTGAGCAGAAATAAGGGCATGGATTTGATTAATTGCGGTTGCGTCTAAGTTCTGAGACATAATAAGTCCTCACTATATAAAGATATTCAGTGATGAGATAAATAATCAGTTAATTAAGAACGATATTAATGACCTGCTGCGCGGAGTTTTCCGTCAGGTTCACCGGCAAGAGTCAGTAATTGTCCCTGGTCTTCCTGCAGAATAGTCAGGCGACCACCGCGATTGACATACATCGGCGTTTCGGTGGTGTCTTCTTCGGAAATTTTCCCGCGGTTAGTCGGGCGAACATATGAGAGTTTGTGTTTGATTTTCACACGGTTCTCATCAAACGGTTCGATTTCCAGGTTGAGCGAGACCTTACCTTTGGTTTTCGTGTTCATCACACCGGAAGCGACTTCACTGAGAACTGCGCCGATTTTGGTTTCAAATACGCCGCCGTCCAGCTCCCCGATAAATGCCTGCACATCAGTACTGCGTTCGCTAGCCATTTTGCTGCTCCCCATCATATCGACCCTGCAAGGTCGGTTGGTTTCTCCACAAAACAGAGAAGAACACCTGCGGTGACTGCCGCCCGGATGGATTGGGTTATGAGCCCGTCGTCCGGTGATGCTCTTCTCTGTTTTGTAAAAAGAGCGGTACCAGCCGGAAGCAAGGGTACAAACTGGTACCGCCAAAGCAGTGGCTGTTGTGGTGGGGTTGTCACTCAGGCGTATGGTCAACCTGACAATCCGGTGTCCTCAACGGGGAAAGAGTAACCCCGCCATACTTACCGCCGCGCCATTTCGCGGATTACCACAACGCTGAGAGCACTTAGCCAGTTACGGCACCACACTTTGTCGCGGCTCCATAAATGCCCTCATCGTTGCACCCTGGTCTCTTCCCAGGCGTCAAACCGAATCGCCACGCTGGTTAGGCGTCTTATCAGCATCATCATTGACTTGCACATTCCGGCTACCTGGTTTGTTTGCCCGAGCAAGGAGTGGATTGTCCCCTTTAACGTCCCCAGACCGCTAACGACGCATGTGCCATACGCCGTGTTACAACCAAATTTTGTTAGTACCTTGTTTGTTTGTCTGGAAAGAAAGATAAAATGAAGTTGCGCATTATGCAAGTGTTTTTGTTGCGAGATATGCAATTTAAAGGGTAATGAAAAGCCACCTTTGGGTGGCTAATTGATGAGGAGGTAAGGGTTAATTGTGTCGCTTAAGGGTTTGTGACTGGCTGATTAAGACCTTTCCAAAGACCATAAACCGGTGTTCATTTTCGCTGGTAATTCCCCATTCACGGTAAATCTGGTTATCAGAAATCACCAGTAGTTTGTCAGGTATCATTTGCAGTCGTTTGACATAAATTTTATCATCAAAACCAAAGACATAGATACCATCTCCATCAAACTGATTGATACTGACATCAACGAAGATGAGATCTCCTGGCTCAATGGTTGGACACATACTGTCCCCACGAACGTTGATAACTTTAATGTGATTGGCTGGCCGTCCGCCAAACATCGATACAGCATTATCAGTTCTGTATTCAATGGCATGAATCACATCAATGACATCACCGCCCTGGATAAGGCCATTTCCCGCACTGGCACTGACATCCAGCATTTCAATACGGAATACATCCTTCACCTGCGCAACATCCTCACTAATACTGTTTTTACATACAGTATTACTTTTGAAGTCTGAGGTAAAGAGATCAGCAATATCAACACCTAAGCTCCTGGCAATATTACTCAGGGCTTGTTCAGTGAATTGTTTCTGCTTACCTGTTTCCAGGCGTGAGATATTCGCCGCATCCACTCCTATTGCTTCAGCGAGATCGGCGATTTTCATGTTCTTCGCCTGGCGAAGTTGTCTGACTCGGTTTCCTATGTTCATGCGTTTATTACATTTCTTTATTGCGCGTTAAGCAAATCAACTTGCGCAAAATATTTGCGTGAAATAATATGCTCATCACGCAATATGTGGAGGTCATATGCAATCACCATTACGGAATGTGCGTAAGGCGCACGGATTTACTTTGCAGCATGTTGCTGCTGGCGTTCAGGTCAATCCAGCGACGCTGAGTCGTATTGAAAGACTGGAACAAATTCCATCTATCGATCTTGCAGAACGTCTGGCCAATTTTTTTAAGGGTGAAATCAGCGAAATGCAGATTCTTTATCCGGCACGTTTTCAATCTAGCCAAAACCAGAATGGGTTTAAACCACAGGAACAGGAGGTAAGCCGTGGGTAATCATCACTGGAAAGTGGAAAAACAGCCTGAGTGGTACGTGAAAGCTGTCAGAAAAACTATCGCGGCGTTGCCGGGGGGTTACGCTGAAGCTGCTGAGTGGCTGGATGTAACAGAGAACGCTTTATTCAACCGCCTTCGTGCAGATGGCGATCAGATTTTCCCGCTGGGATGGGCAATGATTTTACAGCGTGCTGCTGGCACTCACTACATTGCGGATGCTGTCGCACAGTCTGCTGGTGGGGTGTTTGTATCGCTTCCTGAAATTGAGGAAGTAGAGAACGCAGATATAAACCAGCGCCTGCTGGAAGTCATCGAACAGATCGGGAGTTACTCAAAGCAGATTCGTTCGGCAATCGAAGATGGGGTAGTGGAGCCACACGAGCAGACAGCAATTAATGATGAATTGTATCTGTCAATTTCGAAGCTCCAGGAGCATGCGGCACTGGTCTACAAAATTTTCTGCGCTCCAGAAAAGAGTGACGCCCGCGAGTGTGCAGCTCCGGGCGTCGTGGCGTTTTGTGTCTGTGGAGAAACTAACGCATGAACAGTTTAACGGCAAATAACCGTTTGTCGCAACAGCTGGTGGTCAGTGTCGCTGCACACCTGTTGTTACGGCATGAATGCAGATTACCAAATCACCTGGCTGTAAGTAACCACAGAGAACTTTACCTGACTGTGGGGGGCGAGTTGTGCAGGAACTTAACCGCTGGTTTCGTGACGGAAGAGGACTTTATGTTCATGTTATTCGTTGGGAGCCAGAAACACAGCGCGTTATCTATCTTCGCAAAGACTACCCGCATGAGTGCTTTAGTCCTTTGTGGAAATTCAGGCGTGATTTTGTTGAGTGTGAAGGACCACCAGCACATTGATTCTGCCATTCCGGGACGTTACACTGTTCAGGCACCTTATAAAGCGGGTGCCGGGCGTGGAAACCCGGAATTCACCAAAGCGCACAACCGCGCTCTTGCGGTTTTTTTGTGTCATGAGCAGCATTACGCCCAAATTATGGTGGGGCGTGCAGGGCCAACTTCGGTTGGGCCGGGTTCTTTGGTGACCGGTATTTCCACCCCTGTACGTCTCACCACCAATAAGGTCGTGGAAAGCCTTGGTGGTGAGTTATTAAAAATCACCAAAGAGGCTGCCATCATGGCTACGATCCCAACCCTCACTCAACCTGAAATTGCCATCGTTGATGGTCAGGCTGTTACTTCATCCCTGGCTGTTGCCAACTTCTTCTCCAAACGTCATGACGATGTACTGAAAAAGATCCGCACGCTTGAATGTTCCGCATCATTCACTGCCCGCAATTTTTCGGTGAGTGATTACACCGATTGCACAGGCCGCAAACTACCTTGCTATCAAATAACCCGCGACGGCTTTGCGTTTCTTGCTATGGGTTTCACGGGTAAACGTGCTGCCCAGTTCAAAGAGGCATACATCAATGCCTTTAACCAGATGGAGAAACAGCTTTCAAAGCCCGCTGTACCGAGCGACGTTGCACATAACGCCAGCGTTCTCTGTTCCTACATTTCATCAATTCATCAGGTCTGGCTGCAGCAGCTTTATCCTATGTTGGCAAAAGCCGAATCTCCGCTGGCTGTTAGCTTATATGACTATATTAATGATGCTTCGGCGCTGGCCTGCCTCATAAATTTGTCGCTGAACCCTTCAGAGGTAAGGGGGCGCAAATGATCCGGAATATTTTCAAACGTTTTACCAATCAGACTTTCCGTTGTCCTCGTCCGGGTCAGTGGTACACCACGCCTGCAGGGCATGTTCTACGTGTTAGCCTGGTTGACCGTGAATGTCAGAAGGTGATTTGTGAACCGCTGGGCCGTAATTACCGCGTCAGTATGCCGCTTATAGCCTTTCGCTCCGGAAAAAACATGAAGCATCTCGGAGGTGCAGCATGAGTATGGAGCTGATGGTTAAAGCGATGAAAATTCGAGTGGGTAATCCATTGCGAAAACTGGTTCTGATCAAGCTGGCTGATAATGCCAGCGATCAGGGTGAGTGCTGGCCCAGCTACCAGCATATTGCTGACCAGTGCGAGATTAGCAAACGTTCTGTGATGAATCATATTGCGGCCCTTTGTGAGTCCGGGCTGGTAAAAAAAGTCACCCGGAAAGGTGAAAAAGGTAACTCAAGTAATATCTATCTCCTTCATCTTGATGGTGCAGGAGATTCACTAGGGGGTAGTGCAAATAATTCACTATCTGGTGCAGCAAATTCACCAGGTAGTGCAGGAGTTGCACCAGGGGGTAGTGCAGGAGATTCACCCAGAACCAGTCACTCTTTTGAACCAGTCAAAGAACCAGTCAATGAACCAATAGCTGTTGGTGCATCTGCTGATGAGTCTGTGCGAGTTCGTTCAAACCGACCGGAATACTCTCCGGAGTTTGAGCAGGCATGGCTGGCCTATCCCAAACGTGCTGGTGGCAATTCAAAATCTGCAGCCTTCAAAGCCTGGAAAGCCCGTTTGAATGAGGGGGTAAACCCCGAAACCATGCTGGAAGGTGTGAAACGCTACGCGGGCTGGGTATCTGCGATGGGTAACAGCGGCACACAATTTGTGAAACAGGCTGTCACGTTCTTTGGTCCGGATCGTCATTTCGAAGAATCCTGGGAAGTTCCTGCAGTATCTGCAGCCAGACGCGAGGACCCGTACTTCAAAGCCAGTTACGACAACGTGGACTACAGCCAGATCCCGGCAGGATTCAGGGGGTGATTATGAGTCTTTTGAATGAAGTTCAGAAATTCATTGAAGCCCATCCGGGGTGTACTTCTGGAGACATTGCGGATGCTTTTGCTGGTTACTCACGGCAGCGCGTTCTGCAGTCAGCAAGCAAGTTACGTCAGAGTGGGCGTGTGGCTCACCGTTGTGAAGGAGATACACGCAGACATTTCCCGCGCCTGACTGAGAGAGCGCAGGAGCCGGAACCACAATCTGTTCGTGAAACCAGACCTGTGCGCAATTTCTATGTCGGCACTAACGACCCCCGGGTGATTTTGTGCCTGACCCGCCTGGCTGAAGAACTGGAGTCCAGGGGCTTATTCCGTCGAGCTGCAACGGTGTGGATGGAGGCATTCCGTGAAAGCCACTCCCAGCCAGAACGAAACAATTTTCTGGCGCATCGTGAGCGGTGCTTACGGAAAAGCAGCAAGCGCGCTGCATCGGGTGAAGAGTGGTATCTGTCAGGGAATTACGTGGGGGCTTAATGAGTAATAAATATTGCCAGGCGCTGGTGGAGCTGCGGAACAAACCAGCCCATGAACTGAAGGAAGTGGGCGATCAGTGGCGCACGCCGGACAACATTTTCTGGGGAATTAACACCCTGTTTGGCCCGTTTGTTCTGGATCTGTTTACTGATGGTGATAACGCCAAATGTGCCGCTTATTACACTGCGGAAGACAACGCGCTGGCGCATGACTGGTCAGAACGTCTTGCGGAGCTTAAAGGTGCTGCCTTTGGTAATCCCCCGTACAGCCGCGCGAGTCAGCATGAGGGGCAATACATCACCGGCATGCGTTACATCATGAAACATGCCAGTGCTATGCGTGATAAAGGCGGGCGCTATGTTTTCCTGATCAAAGCTGCCACCAGCGAAGTTTGGTGGCCGGAAGATGCAGACCATATTGCTTTTATTCGCGGGCGTATTGGTTTTGAACTGCCAGCCTGGTTTATCCCGAAGGACGAGAAGCAGGTGCCGACAGGCGCTTTCTTCGCTGGTGCTATTGCTGTTTTCGACAAGACCTGGAAGGGACCGGCAATCAGCTACATCGGGCGCGATGAACTTGAGGCATGTGGTGAGGCCTTTCTGGCGCAGGTTCGCCAGCAGGCGGAAAAACTGGTCAGGGAGATGGCGGCATGACGACATTAACTCAATGCCAGCAGCAGGTGCTGGATATGCTGATTTCTTACCAGAAAGAACGTGGCTTCCCGCCAACCAATCAGGAGGTGGCAACCATGCTGGGATACCGTTCAGTGAATGCAGCGGTGGAGCATCTTCGCGCACTGGAGAAAAAAGGCGTCATCACGATAAAGCGTGGCGTGGCCCGGGGGATAACGCTTCATACCGCGGTGAAGGACGACGACAGCGAGGCGGTCGGGATTATCCGCTCACTGCTTGCCGGTGAGGAAAACGCAAGGCTGCGTGCAACCCACTGGTTACATGAGAGAGGCCTGAAAGTATGAAGCTGATCCTGCCTTTTCCGCCCAGCGTGAACACGTACTGGCGACACCCCAACAAAGGGGCGTTTGCAGGTAAGAGCCTGATAAGCGCGGCGGGGCGAAAATTCCAGAGCGCGGCGTGTGCAGCAATAGTTGAGCAGTTACGTCGTCTGCCAAAACCAACGTCGGCACCTGCTTCAGTGGAGATCGTGTTGTTTCCTCCGGATAACCGGATCCGCGATCTGGACAACTATAACAAGGCGCTGTTTGACGCCCTGACCCACGCGGGTGTGTGGGAGGACGACAGTCAGGTGAAAAGAATGCTGGTTGAGTGGGGACCGGTTATCCCGAAAGGGAAGGTCGAGATCACTATCAGTAAGTATGAGAAACCGGCGGGTGCAGCCGCCTGATTAAGAGGAGAAACGAAGTATGAATAATCTGATGGTCATTGATGGTATTGAAGTTCGTCGTGATGCTTATGGTCGTTACAGCCTGAACGATCTTCACAGGGCTGCCGGTTCTCTGGATAAGCATAAGCCTGCATTCTGGCTCCGCAATGAGCAAACTGAACATTTAATAAGCGAGTTGCAGATTTGCAACTCGGTCAATATAGAGCCAGTTAACGTTATTCGTGGCGGAAATAACCAGGGGACGTATGTCTGCAAAGAACTGGTGTATGCCTATGCAATGTGGATAAGCCCGTCATTCCATCTTAAGGTGATCCGTACTTTCGATATGGTAACCAGCGTACCGGAAAAATTATCCGGGCAGGCTGCTGACAAGATGCAGGCTGGTGTGATTCTGCTGGACTTTATGCGCCGGGAATTAAATCTGTCTAACTCTTCAGTGCTTGGTGCCTGTCAGAAACTCCAGGAGGCTGTTGGCTTACCGAATCTGGCACCGCGCTATGCCATTGATGCTCCTGCTGACGCGCCTGATGGCTCAAGCCGCCCCACGCTGTCACTGAGTGCACTGCTGAAGCAGTATGGTATCCGCCTGACAGCTAATCAGGCATATCACCAGATGGCGAAGCTGGGGATCGTTGAACAACGTGAACGATACAGCCGTACCGAGATTAATAACATCAAAAAATTCTGGTCGCTGACGGCGAAAGGCTGCATGTTCGGCAAGAACATCACCAGTCCGGCAAATCCGCGCGAGACGCAGCCACACTTCTTCGAATCCCGATTCCCTGAGCTGTTAAAGCTGCTCGATACCGTTCATTGAGGTGACCGTGAGAGCACTACTGACCCCTGAAATTGCCCCGCGTATGGGGATCGTATTGTTCAGACCCGGTTCAGAGCTGATGCCCCTGTTTATGCAGGGGCGTGTCCTGCTGGAGCCTGAGCCGGAACGTTATTCATCTTTCGCCAGTGGTGCCGTTCCGGCGGCATCACAACCGCTGGCGGATGATCCTGCCGTTCGGGCCGTGTTCCGCAATGAGGCAGTTATTCGTCGTGCGGGTGGCGTGGAATGTCTTGAAAGCTGGTTACTTCGTGAAAAGGGCTGTCAGTGGCCTCATTCCGACTGGCACAGCGAGAACATGACCACAATGCGACACGCTCCGGGCGCAATCCGTCTGTGCTGGCACTGCGATAACCAGCTGCGCGATCAGTTCACGGAACGGCTGGAATCAATGGCAACGGATAACTGTGCCCGCTGGGTGTTGTCTGTTGTGCGTCGGGATCTCGGTTTTGATGACAGTCACGTTGTGACAATGCCGGAACTGTGCTGGTGGCTGATTCGTAATGACCTGGCGGATGCCTTACCGGAAAGTGCAGCCCGTAAGGCACTGAGATTACCAAAGCCTGTTGTGCCGTCTGTCACCCGGGAAAGTGACCTTGTGCCTTCGGTTCCTGCCACCAGCATCATCCAGGATAAAGCGAAAAAGGTGCTGGCGCTGAAAGTGGATCCGGAGTCGCCGGAGTCTTATATGTTACGCCCAAAACGTCGCCGCTGGGTTAATGAAAAGTACACGCGCTGGGTTAAGACACAGCCGTGTGCATGTTGTGGAAAGCCCGCTGATGATCCCCACCACCTGATAGGTCACGGTCAGGGTGGAATGGGAACAAAAGCGCATGACCTTTTTGTGTTGCCTTTGTGCAGAAAGCATCACGACGAGCTGCATGCGGATACCGTGGCATTTGAAGAGAAGTATGGCTCCCAGCTGGAGCTGATATTTCGTTTTATCGATCGTGCGCTGGCAATTGGCGTGCTGGCCTGATTTTGTGGAGAAAGTTGATGCGTGATATTCAAATGGTTCTTGAACATTGGGGGGCATGGGTGGCAAATAATCACGAGGATGTCACCTGGTCGTCTATTGCTGCAGGATTTAAAGGACTAATCCCTTCAAAAGTAAAATCCCGCCCGCAATGTTGTGACGATGATGCGATGATCATTTGTGGGTGCATGGCTCGCTTGAAAAAGAACAACAGCGATTTGCACGATTTATTAGTGGATTATTATGTAGGTGGTATGACGTTTATGGCGCTTGCCCGTAAACATGGGCGTTCTGATTGCTGGGTTGGGCGTTTATTGCAAAAGGCTGAAGGTGTAGTTGATGGCATGTTAATGATGTTAGAAATTGAGCTAGAGATGGATCGTTAGAAGACCTCTTATTGAGGGGGTAATTGAATCAGTTTAATGTGTGGGGAGTCGATTTATTCTCCCCATTTTATTTAATTAATTTACTTAAGGTTTTAATTCATCAAGACGTTGTTGGATAGTGTTTTTGCTTGCGTTGTCTGTTATAGCCATTTGTTGTACTTGCCCCATTGCCATTTGAGTTTCCATCCACATATCGGCCCACACTTTTGTATCGTTATTAACTTGAGCGATAGTAAATCTGACTTTTGATACCGGGGTTGTTGAATAGGCATTGCCGATTAACATTTGTCCAAAAACGGCAGAGCCGCCTTCCAGTTCTTTACCACATATAACACTGCTGTTATCCGCGTTGTAAATTATCAACCCTCTACTATTGCAGTAATTCACAAGGGCATCTTTGACTTTATCTTTTGTCGTATTTTGATAAACCCCCTCAGGTTTTCCTGATTGAGTTTTCTTTATCAATGGTACGGAAGAAGTACAACCTGAAATGATAGTTGCGCTAAGTAATAGTACAGTTATTTTATTCATGTTTCTTATCCATTGTTAAGGGCATACCCACACAATTATTTTTATTGGAGATGAATAATCAACCGTTTACAATCGTAAAAAATCAAATATGCTGTTAAGAGTGGTTACTTCGCCACACAACTTAAACCCGCCGCTGAGCGGTTTTTTTGTACCTGTAAACTTGGTGCAGTACAGTAAACACGCTGGTGGTCGTGAATACTGACTTTTTATCTTGCTGGCTTTTTAGACAAGAGTTATTGGTATGTCATGTTAATCAGAAGGGAAAAAGACATGCTAAAACAGCAAGATATGACAGAAACCGCCGCCGCAGTCCTTCATTTCTTACCTGCTGACAAGTGGGTAACGCCACGCATGATGACGAGAACTACCGGAGTAAGCGAAGCCCAGTGCCAGTTAATACTGACTCAGTTAGTTCTGGCGGGTCTGGCGAAGGATAACGGCGGGTACGGGAATAAATTCAGACGCTGCCAGTAATGGCGGTTTCCTGCTGTGAAAATGGGCGGCTGGTGGGTGTTGGTAGCACCTGCCAGCCATTCGCTCATGCTTACTGGTCACAAGCGAACCACGGCCCACTGCTTTAGCGCAAAAGCAGAGTGAGCCTACCAGAGTTACGCTTACTGATCCATGAAAAATACTGTAAGAATAAACAGTGTTGATTTAATCAACGCTGATTGCCTGCATTTTATTCAGTCCCTGCCTGATGATTCCATTGACCTGATTGTTACCGATCCGCCGTACTTCAAGGTGAAACCCAACGGCTGGGACAATCAGTGGAAAGGGGACGAAGATTACCTTAAGTGGCTGGACCACTGTCTGGCCCAGTTCTGGCGGGTGTTAAAACCTGCCGGAAGCCTTTACCTGTTCTGTGGGCATCGTCTGGCATCTGATATTGAGGTCATGATGCGTGAACGTTTCAACGTGCTTAACCATATCATCTGGGCGAAGCCGTCCGGACGTTGGAATGGGTGTAATAAAGAAAGTCTGCGCGCATATTTTCCTGCCACAGAGCGCGTTCTGTTTGCTGAACATTACCAGGGGCCATATCGCGGCAAAAGTGACGGCTATGCGGCAAAAGAAAGGGAACTCAAACAGCACATAATGGCACCGCTGATATCGTATTTCAGGGATGCTCGTGCCGAACTGGGTATAACGGCAAAACAAATTGCCGAAGCCACAGGTAAGAAAAATATGGTTTCCCACTGGTTTGGTGCCAGTCAGTGGCAGTTGCCGAATGAGGCTGACTATCGGAAGTTACAGGCACTGTTTTCCCGTATAGCGGCAGAGAAGTTTCAGGAACAACAACTGGAACAACCACACCACCAGCTGGTGGCATCTTATGATTCACTGAATCGCAAATATTCTGAATTGCTGGATGAGTTTAAATCTCTCCGGCGCTATTTCTCCGTATCAGTCTCCGTGCCTTATACCGATGTCTGGATGCATAAACCCGTTCAGTTCTACCCGGGTAAACATCCGTGTGAGAAACCGGCGGATATGCTCAGGCAAATAATCAATGCCAGTAGTCGACCTGGTGATCTGGTTGCTGATTTTTTTATGGGATCCGGTTCCACAATAAAAGCAGCAATGGCGCTGGGGCGTCGGGCCTTAGGTGTTGAGCTTGAGTCAGAGCGGTTTAACCAGACAGTGAAAGAGATAAACGAGCTGGTGGGGAAATAATTTGGTGGCCACGTCAGGTGGCCTTTTTATTTCCATTACACAGCACCCGCATCTGCGAGGTGGGGTTATGAAATCCATGGATAAGTTAACAACGGGTGTCGCCTATGGCACCTCAGCAGGTAGTGCCGGTTACTGGTTTTTACAGCTGCTCGATAAAGTCACGCCCTCACAGTGGGCAGCAATAGGTGTGCTGGGTAGCCTGGTATTTGGCCTGCTGACGTACCTGACAAACCTTTATTTCAAGATTAAAGAAGATAAGCGCAAGGCTGCGAGAGGTGAATAATGCCTCCATCATTACGAAAAGCAGTTGCTGCTGCTATTGGTGGCGGAGCAATTGCTATAGCATCAGTGTTAATCACTGGCCCAAGTGGTGACGATGGCCTGGAAGGTGTCAGCTACATACCATACAAAGATATCGTTGGCGTATGGACTGTATGTCACGGACACACCGGAAAAGACATCATGCTCGGTAAAACGTATACCGAAGCAGAATGCAAAGCCCTCCTGAATAAAGACCTTGCCACGGTTGCCAGACAAATTAACCCGTACATCAAAGTCGATATACCGGAAACAACGCGCGGCGCTCTTTACTCGTTCGTCTACAACGTGGGTGCTGGCAATTTCAGAACATCGACGCTTCTTCGCAAAATAAACCAGGGCGATATCAAAGGCGCATGTGACCAGCTACGTCGCTGGATATACGCTGGCGGTAAGCAATGGAAAGGCCTGATGACTCGTCGTGAGATTGAGCGTGAAGTCTGTTTGTGGGGGCAACAATGAGCAGAGTAACCGCGATTATCTCCGCTCTGGTTATCTGCATCATCGTCTGCCTGTCGTGGGCGGTCAATCATTACCGTGATAACGCCATCGCCTACAAAGAACAGCGAGATAAAAAAGTCAGTGAGCTGAAGCAGGCGACCGCCACCATTACTGACATGCAGCAGCGCCAGCGTTCTGCTGATGCACTCGATGCTAAATACACGAAGGAGTTAGCTGATGCGAAAGCTGAAAATGATGCTCTTCGGCGCAAGCTTGATAATGGTGGTCGGGTGTTCGTCAAAGGAAAATGCCCTGTGCCATCCTCAGCCGAAACCTCCAGCGCCTCCGGCATGGGCAATGATGCCACCGTCGAACTCTCTCCAGTTGCTGGACGAAACGTTCTCGGTATCCGGGACGGAATTATCCGCGACCAAACAGCACTGAGAACGCTTCAGGAATACATCAGGACGCAATGCCTTCGATGATAGCGATAATTTTACTCATCATCCTCCACATCTGGCTCTGTAGACAGGATGGTGATCACTTCTGGAGTGAATCCAGATTAAACATCTCATTGCTGATGCTTGATATTGAGCATCTTGCGCGCGGTAAGGGGCTGCGTTGAGATAAGAGCCAGTCATTACAAATACCAGGATTTAGCCTCGCATTCGCGGGGCTTTTTATTGCCATTATCAAAGCCACTCCCTACAGAGTGGCTTTGATAATGGCTTATACCCTACACGGGATAGCTTAACTGATATCCCTTTTAACGGATAAAGGTATTCAAGCCTGACACATCATGCGCTGTATCGTCGCCGTATTCCCGTATTAACAGAGACCGTAGCCCGACGGGGAACTCCTTCTGCGCGAGTGTGCGGGAATAATCAAAAACGATGCACACCGGGTTTTTACCGCGTTTATGGTTCGCGGGTTTGTCCCTCATGCTCGCCAGTCCTGTGCGGGGGTGGAAGAAACAGGACACTTACACAGATTCTTGTGGGCACGATGCTATGCCTTTCTGGATTATCCCGATGCCATTCATGCAAGGCGTTGTATCAGACGTTCGTCAGAGCTGTCAGGCTGACGGGTCCTCCCGGTGGGGTGGCCTGCCACGGGGCGGGAGCGTCGCGGAAAAAGGCTAGTTTTTGAAATTTCATTCGTCATCACCACTATTGTAATATATTGATATTACAGTGGTTTTATTTTTGTGGTGTCGATTTTGATTGTTTTTTGTTCATCACCAACACCGTTTGCCTAAAGTTGTTCGCAAGATGCATGTTTAAAACATTCTGGAGCGGGTATGGATCGAGAGTTAAAAAATCTGACGCTGAATATCAGTCAACTGGCGGCACTGTCAGGTGTACATCGCCAGACTGCTGCGGCAAGGCTGCAAAATCTACCCGTTGCAGGGGGGCATGAAAGCAACCTCAAGCTTTATCGGGTGGTTGATATTGTGTCGGCATTTCTGGCATTACCACCGCCGGTTGCAGAAGGCGAAATGGACGCGCATGAGCGCAAAGCCTGGTATCAGTCTGAACGTGAGCGTCTTAAGTTCGAACAGGAAACGGCGCAACTCATTCCGGCCAGTGATGTCAGACGGGAGTTTGCCATCTGGGCAAAAGCGGTCGTGCAGGTGCTGGAGACATTACCGGATATTCTGGAACGTGACTGCGGTCTGCAGCCTGCCGCTGTGAGCCGTGTTCAGTCCATTATTGATGATCTGCGCGATCAGATAGCCCTGCGGGTGACCGAAGCAGGTGCGGATGATGAGGAGGAATTACAGCAGGAGGAGTAATGCTGAATCAGGAAACCGCAAAGGCAGCACGAACCGATTCAGGTTATATCCTTCGCGCACCGAGACGAATGCGGGTTGCTGATGCCGTTGCTCAGTATATGCGGGTGCCCATGGGGGCAGGGAACTCAGTCCCGTGGGATCCGCTGGTGGCACCGTATGTTATTGAGCCGATGAACTGCCTGGCCTCGCGTGAATACGACGCAGTGATATTTGTTGGCCCGGCACGAACCGGCAAGACTATCGGCCTGATTGACGGCTGGGTGATTTACAACGTGATTTGCGATCCTGCTGATATGCTGATTATTCAGATGACGGAGGAAAAAGCCCGCGAACACTCCAAAAAACGACTCGCCAGAACGTTTCGCGTCAGCCCGGAAGTGGTCAGTCGCCTGAGTCCGAACAAAAATGACAACAACGTTTATGACAGAACATTCCTTGCTGGTAACTACCTGAAAATCGGCTGGCCGTCAGTCAATATCATGTCCTCATCAGATTATAAATGCGTCGCGCTGACGGATTATGACCGTTTTCCGGAAGATATTGATGGCGAGGGGGATGCTTTCTCTCTTGCCTCAAAACGTACCACAACATTTATGTCCAGTGGTATGACGCTGGTGGAGAGTTCCCCCGGCAGGGATGTGAAGGATGTGAAATGGCGACGGACTTCACCGCATGAGGCTCCACCAACCACGGGGATACTGTCGCTCTATAACCGTGGCGATCGCCGTCGCTGGTACTGGCCCTGTCCACACTGTGGTGAGTATTTTCAGCCCTGCGGCGATGTGGTTGCTGGTTTCCGTGATATTGCCGATCCCGTGCTGGCAAGTGAGGCGGCTTATATTCAGTGTCCTTCCTGTTCAGGACGGATTATGCCTGAACAAAAACGTGAGCTGAACGGACGTGGGGTCTGGTTGCGGGATGGTGAATCCATCAATGCGGATGGCAGTCGTTATGGTGATCCCCGACGCTCACGTATTGCGTCATTCTGGATGGAGGGTCCGGCAGCTGCTTACCAGACACTCTCGCAACTCGTTTACAAACTGCTTACTGCAGAACAGGAATACGAGACAACCGGAAGTGAAGAAACACTCAGGGCGGTTATCAATACCGACTGGGGATTACCTTATCTTCCCCGCGCCAGCATGGAGCAACGAGAAAGTGAACTGCTTGAGCAGCGGGCAGAGCCAGTTCCTTCCCGCAGTGTGCCGGATGGCGTTAATTTCCTTGTGGCGACAGTGGATGTGCAGGCGGGACGTCATCGCCGTTTTGTGGTTCAGGTAACGGGCTATGGCAGCCGTGGCGAACGCTGGATTATTGATCGTTACAACATCACGCAGTCATTGCGCGGTGACAGCGACGGGGAGAGCCAGCGAATTGATCCGGCCAGCTATCCGGAAGACTGGGATGTCCTGCTGACGGATGTTTTTCATAAAAGCTGGCCGCTGGCCTCCGATCCTTCTCAACAAATGCGACTGATGGCAATGGCGGTGGACTCCGGCGGTGAAGACGGGGTCACTGATAATGCCTATAAATTCTGGCGTCGTTGCCGTCGTGATGGCCTTGGTAAACGTATTTACCTGTTTAAGGGCGACAGCATCCGGCGCGCAAAACTGATCACCCGTACATTCCCTGATAACACCGGACGAACGGGCCGACGGGCGCAGGCCGCAGGTGATGTGCCGCTCTGGCTTCTTCAGACGGATGCACTGAAAGACCGGGTGAATAACGCGTTATGGCGTGACTCGCCAGGTCCCGGCTATGTGCATTTCCCTGACTGGCTGGGGAGCTGGTTTTACGACGAACTGACGTATGAAGAGCGGAGCAGTGACGGGAAATGGAGTAAGCCGGGTCGCGGTGCCAACGAAGCTTTTGACCTGATGGTGTATGCCGAGGCTCTGGTCATTCTGCATGGATACGAAAAGATCCGCTGGCCGGATGCACCGGAGTGGGCGAGCCGGGAAACCTGGCTGGAGTGTGTCCAGGACAGTACCGAACCGTCATCCTCACCGGAACCGGTATCCACGCCTGTTAAAAAACAAAAACGGAAGAAAACAGTAACTGACGATGTTAACCCCTGGCTGACTTCCGGAGGATGGTTATGAACCAGAATGATATCGAAGCCATGATTCAGCGTTATATGGAAGCTGAAATGGCGGTGCTGGACGGAAAATCCGTCACCTTTAATGGTCAGCAGATGACCATGGAAAACTTATCTGAGATCCGGCAGGGACGGCAGGAGTGGGAGCGCCGCCTTGCGGCTCTGATTACACGACGACGGGGGCATCCCGGGTACCGGCTGGCGAGGTTCTGATGGCAATTCTTGATGATGTGATTGGCGTTTTTTCACCTGGATGGAAAGCGGCAAGGCTGCGTTCCCGTGCGGTGATCCAGGCTTATGAAGCCGTAAAAACGACGCGGACACACAAAGCCCGACGGGAGAACCGAACTGCCGACCAGCTAAGCCAGTACGGGGCCGTGTCGTTACGTGAGCAGGCCCGTTACCTTGATAACAACCACGATCTGGTTATTGGTGTATTTGACAAGCTGGAAGAACGGGTGGTGGGGAAAAACGGGATTATTGTCGAGCCACATCCGGTATTACGCAATGGGGCCATTGCCCGTGATCTGGCAGCGGAGATACGTACCCGATGGAGTGAATGGTCTGTCAGCCCGGAAGTCACCGGGCAGTTTACCCGTCCGATGCTGGAACGTCTGATGCTGCGTACCTGGCTGCGCGATGGTGAGGTGTTTGCCCAGATGGTTTCCGGGCGCATAAACAGCCTGACGCCTTCTGCCGGTGTTCATTTCTGGCTGGAGGCGCTCGAGCCAGACTTTATTCCCATGACCAGTGATGAGAGCAACAGGCTGAATCAGGGCGTGTTTGTTGATGACTGGGGGCGTCCCGAAAAATATCTGGTGTATAAAAGCCGTCCCGTATCCGGACGGCAGATGGAAACCAAAGAAGTGGATGCAGAGCGAATGCTGCATCTTAAATTTGTTCGCCGTCTGCACCAGATGCGCGGGACGTCTTTGTTGTCCGGTGTGCTGATCCGCCTCAGTGCCCTGAAAGATTATGAAGATTATGAGCTGACTGCAGCAAGGATCGCCGCTGCTCTGGGGATGTACATCCGCAAAGGCGACGGGCAGAGCTATGAACCGGATGGTAATGGCAGCAAGGATAAGGAACGCGAGCTTACCATTCAACCAGGCATTATTTACGACGATCTGAAACCCGGCGAAGAAATCGGAATGGTGAAGTCGGATCGCCCCAATCCTAACCTTGAAACTTTTCGTAATGGTCAGTTGCGTGCCGTGGCTGCGGGCAGTCGTCTGAGTTTTTCCAGTACAGCGCGCAACTATAACGGCACTTACAGCGCCCAGCGTCAGGAGCTGGTTGAATCCACTGATGGCTACCTGATCCTGCAGGACTGGTTTATTGGTGCTGTCACCCGCCCGATGTATCGTGCCTGGCTGAAACAGGCTGTGGCATCCGGTGTTATCAGGCTACCCCGCGATCTTGACCGTTCTTCACTGTATACCGCGGTGTACTCCGGACCGGTGATGCCGTGGATTGACCCTGTTAAGGAGGCTGAGGCCTGGAAAATTCAGATTCGTGGTGGAGCAGCGACAGAATCAGACTGGGTACGTGCAGGTGGTCGTAATCCGGATGATGTCAAACGTCGGCGCAAGGCCGAAATTGATGAAAACCGCAAGCTGGATCTGGTATTTGATACCGATCCGGCCAGTGATAAAGGAGGCAGCAGTGCCGCAACGAAACGACAGGAGCCGCAGCACACCGACGACCAGTCCGAAGAATAATTCCTGGTTCAGGATGCAGGCAGGTCACCAGAGTGACGCGGATATTTATATTTATGACGAGATTGGTTTCTGGGGTGTTACAGCGAAGCAGTTTATCAGTGATCTGAATGCACTGGGCGATATCACCCACATTAATCTCCATATCAATTCACCGGGTGGCGATGTCTTTGAAGGCATCGCCATTTTTAATGCGCTGAAAACACATGGTGCGTCCATTACCGTTTATGTCGACGGTGTGGCGGCGTCAATGGCGTCGATCATTGCGATGGTGGGAAACCCGGTCATTATGCCGGAAAACACCTTCATGATGATTCATAAACCATTTGGCTTTACGGGCGGTGATGCGGAGGACATGCGCACCTATGCCGACCTGCTCGATAAGGTTGAGGCGGTTCTGTTACCCGCTTATGCACAGAAAACCGGGAAAACCACCGATGAAATTGCTGCCATGCTGGCGGATGAGACCTGGATGTCCGGTGCCGAATGTCTGGCACATGGATTTGCTGATCAGGTGACGCCAGCCGTTAAGGCAATGGCATGTATTCAGTCAAAACGTACAGAGGAATTTAAAAAGATGCCGGAATCCATTCGAAACATGATTACTCCGCCACGCAACAGTGCTCCACGCGTACAGGATAATGAACCTGCAGCCTCCCGGACGCCAGTGCAGGCAGCAGCACCCGTGGTGGATGAAAACAGTATCCGTGCGCAGGTACTGGCAGAGCAAAAAGCGCGTGTAAACGGTATTAATGATCTGTTTGCCATGTTTGGCGGGCGTTATCAGACGCTGCAGGCTCAGTGTCTTGCCGATCCTGAATGTTCGCTGGAGCAGGCCCGCGAAAAGCTGTTGAACGAGATGGGGCGCGAGTCCACGCCATCCAATAAAAATACCCCGGCTCATATTTATGTCGGTAACGGTAATTTTGTGGGGGACGGGATCCGCCAGGCGCTGATGGCGCGTGCCGGATTTGAAAAAACCGAACGTGATAATGTCTACAACGGGATGACCCTGCGTGAATATGCCCGTATGTCACTGACTGAACGGGGTATTGGGGTTTCCGGTTATAACCCGATGCAGATGGTCGGTGCGGCGTTCACACACAGTACGTCTGACTTCGGTAATATTCTGCTGGATGTTGCGAACAAAGCCATTCTGCAGGGCTGGGAGGATGCCCCTGAAACCTATGAACAGTGGACGCGGAAAGGTCAGTTGTCTGATTTTAAAATTGCCCATCGCGTGGGTATGGGGGGCTTCAGTGCTCTGCGTCAGGTGCGTGAAGGGGCGGAATATAAATACGTCACCACCGGAGATAAACAGGCCACTATTGCACTGGCGACCTATGGCGAGCTGTTCAGTATCACCCGTCAGGCCATTATCAATGATGATCTGAATATGCTGACCGATGTCCCGATGAAGCTGGGCCGTGCGGCGAAATCCACTATTGCCGATCTGGTTTATGCCATTCTGACGTCTAACCCGAAAATCTCCACAGATAATGTAAGTCTGTTCGATAAAGCGAAACATGCAAACGTACTGGAGGGCGCTGCAATGGACGTGGCATCGCTGGATAAAGCCCGCCAGTTGATGCGTGTTCAGAAAGAGGGGGAGCGTCATCTGAATATTCGTCCTGCGTTCGTACTGGTACCGACGGCGATGGAGTCTGTTGCTAACCAGGTCATTCGCTCCTCAAGTGTCAAGGGGGCTGACATTAACGCCGGTATTATTAACCCGGTGAAAGATTTTGCGACCGTTATTGCAGAGCCTCGTCTTGATGATAACAGCCAGACCACCTTCTACCTGGCTGCGTCAAAAGGCTCCGATACGATTGAAGTGGCTTATCTCAACGGTGTGGATACGCCATATATTGATCAGATGGAGGGCTTCAGTGTGGATGGCGTGACAACGAAAGTGCGTATTGACGCCGGTGTCGCGCCAGTTGATCACCGCGGTCTGGTGAAATGTACGGCGTAAACGTCGCAGACAACAACTCTGATGGCCCGTAAGGGCTTTTTTTGTACCTGAAATCAGCCCCTGAACGGGGCTGTGCGGAGACAGTTATGGCAAAGAATTTTGTAGAAGAAGGAAAAACGGTGGCGATTGTTGCCAGTGCAGCCATCAGCAGCGGAGATCTGGTGCAGGTGGGTGATGTTTTTGCGGTGGCGCTGACCGATATTCCACAGGGTGAAACAGGCGACGGCATGACCGAAGGTGTTTTTATGCTGCCTAAGCTGAAAACGGATGATATGAAAACGGGTAAGAAGGTTTATCTGAAGTCCGGAAAAGTTCAGCTGACTAACAGCGGCTCTGATCCGCTGGTCGGGGTTGTCTGGGCAGATGCCGGAACCAGTGCAGAAGAAGTGCCGGTAAAACTCAATGTCTGATCCCTTTTCCCGGCTGGCAGCGCGTATGGATGCGATCACGGTCAGAAAGATGGGAAAGACAGCCTCGATTAATGATGTCGATATGACTGTGATCCCGGGAGAAACACTGGCAGAGCTGAATGCTCTGTCCGGACCTGCGGTCTCTCTGGTGGTGTTTTCTTCGGGATACCGCCCACGGCGCGGGGATCGCGTTGTTTATGACGGACAACAATGGACGGTCACACGGCATGAACGCTTTAACGGTAAGCCAATGATCTTTATTGAGTAAAGAGGTGTGGGATGAAGGGGCTTGAGAATGCCATCCGCAATCTGAACAGCCTTGATACCCGTATGGTGCCACAGGCCAGCGCATGGGCGATAAACCGTGTGGCACAGAAAGCGGTCTCGGTTGCCACCCGGCAGGTTGCCGGGAATACCGTTGCGGGAGATAACCAGGTGAAAGGGATCCCCCTGAAACTGGTACGTCAGCGTGTCCGGGTGTTTAAAGCCAGTCCGTCAGGAAAAATGACGGCCAGGATCCGCGTTAACCGGGGCAATCTGCCTGCCATTAAGCTGGGGACCGCCCGGGTCAGACTGACCCGGCGTGGTGGAAAACTGCAGTACCGTGGCAGCGTGCTGAAGGTGGGTAAATATCTTTTCCGGGATGCGTTTATTCAGCAACTGGCGAATGGTCGCTGGCATGTGATGCGGCGTATTGATGGCAAAAATCGTTACCCCATTGATGTGGTGAAAATCCCTCTGTCCGGACCGCTGACGCAGGCATTTGAAGATGCCCGCGACCGCATCATTGCTGCGGAAATGCCGAAACAGCTGGGGTATGCACTGAAACAACAACTGAGGTTATGGCTGACCCGATGAACCGACATACACAAATCCGCCAGGCCGTACTGGCACGCCTTCGGGAACAGTGTGGAGACAGCGCCACGTTTTTTGACGGGCTTCCGGCATTTGTTGATGCGCAGGAACTGCCTGCCGTGGCGGTGTGGCTGAGTGATGCTCTGTACACCGGAAAAATGACGGATGAAGATGACTGGCAGGCTGTTCTGCATATTGCTGTCTTCATCCGGGCACAGGCACCGGATTCAGAGCTGGATATGTGGATGGAGAGCACCATTTTCCCGGCCCTGAATGATGTACCGGCACTTTCCGGACTCATCGACACCCTGATCCCACTCGGTTTTAACTATCAACGTGATAATGAGATGGCCACCTGGGCGATGGCGGAAATCACGTACCAGATCACGTACACGAATTAAGGAGGTGGCAATGACCACACCAAATCCACTGGCAAAAACGAAAGGTGCGGGAACGACGTTCTGGATGTACACCGGCAAGGGCGATGCGTTTGCGAACCCTTTATCGGACACTGACTGGCTGCGTCTTGCGATGGTGAAGGATCTGCAGCCTGGCGAAATGACCGCTGATGCAGAAGATGACACTTATCTCGATGATGAAGATGCAGACTGGAAAACGACAACCCAGGGGCAGAAATCCGTCGGTGATACTTCGGCGACGCTGGCCTGGCGTCCGGGTGACAGCGGGCAGAAAAAACTGGTTCAGTTGTTCGACTCCGGTGAAGTCTGCGCGTTTCGTATCAAATATCCCAACGGTACTGTTGATGTTTTCCGTGGCTGGCTGAGTTCACTGGGTAAAACCATTGCCTCAAAAGACGTGATGACCCGCACAGTGAAAATCAGCGGTGTGGGGCGTCCGTATCTGGCAGAAGAAGGCACTGAAACCGTGAGCGTTACCGGGCTGACGGTGGCACCGGCATCTGCCAGTGTAAAAGTGGGAGCAACCACCACGCTGACCTTTACAGTAAAACCTGACGGAGCCAGTGACAAAGCGATCAGTGTGCATTCGACAGATCCACAGACTGCCACGGTGACCCTGAACGGGCTTGTGGCCACGGTGAAAGGCGTGAAGCAGGGCAGTGTCAGCATTGTGGGCATGACCGCTGACGGGAATTTTGTGGCTGTGGCTGCGGTGACTGTCAGCGCAGCAGGTTAACAGGACGATACTCATCATTTGCCCCGGTTATTCGGGGCTTTTTTACAGGTGGAGAACATGATGTTTCTGAAACAGGACACGTTTAATTATGAAAAACAGTCCGTGGTGCTCAGTGAGCTGTCCGGGCTGCAGAGAATTGAATATCTGACGTTTGTTCAGCAGCGAACGGCAAAGTTTGATGCCGGGGAGGGAGAACTGCCGGAGGCTGAACGACAGATTGCTTTTCTGCGGATGGGGATGGATATCAATGCCTGGCTGGTTTCCCGCTCACTGTGGAATGCGGAACAGTCTCAGGATGTTGAGACGCTTTACGCATCCGTTATTACAACATGGTCGTATGATGCCCTGGGTGCGGGGGCGGAGATGGTTCTGTCGCTGAGCGGTATGGGGGCCATTGATAATGCCGGGGATTTGGAGCATGAGGTGCTGACGCCGGAAAAGTCCTGACGCGGGAAATGCAGTTTGTCATGCGGCTTGCCCGGGAGTTCCGGCGGGCAGACTGGCGGCGGATGCTGTCGGAAATGTCGGCCACTGAGCTTGGTGAGTGGGGCGATTATTTCCGGATGCAGAGCTTCAGTGATGTGTGGATGGATGCGCAGTTTGCCTCGCTGAAGGCATTGATCGTGAGAATGGTGTCCGGCAGCAGTGATGCTGCGGTGGCTGATTTCAGCCTTTTACCGGAAGAGAACGGGATACCGGAGCGAACGGACGAAGAACTGATGCATCTTGGGGAAGGTATTTCCGGAGGTGTGCGTTATGGACCAGATAGCCAACCTGGTCATTGATTTGGGGATTGATGCGGCAGAGTTTAAAAATGAAATTCCCCGTATCAAAAACCTTCTGAATGGTGCAGCCAGCGATGCAGAACGGTCTTCTGCCCGTATGCAGCGTTTTATGGAGCGTCAGACTCAGGCCGCCCGGCAGACAACGCAGGCGGCTTCTTCGGCTGCAACAGCCGCATCCGTCCATGCGCAGACGGTGGAGAAAAACGCACAGGCTCATGAACGCATGGCCCGCGAGGTGGAGAAAACCCGCCAGCGCATGGAGGCACTGAGCCAGAAAATGCGCGAGGAACAGGCGCAGGCCATGGCTCTGGCGGAGGCTCAGGATAAAGCGGCTGCCGCGTTTTATCGTCAGATTGACAGTGTAAAACAGGCCAGTGCGGGACTGCAGGAATTACAGCGTATTCAGCAGCAGATCCGACAGGCCAGAAACAGTGGCGGGATTGGTCAGCAGGATTATCTGGCGCTGATTTCTGAGGTTACGGCGAAAACCCGTGTTCTTACACAGGCTGAGGAAGAGGCTACCCGACAGAAAGTGGCGTTTATCCGTCAGCTTAAAGAGCAGGCAACCCGCCAGAATCTTTCTTCTTCTGAGTTGCTTCGTGCTAAGGCTGCCCAGCTGGGGGTAAGCAGTGCTGCAGAAGTGTATATCCGCAAAATGGAGCAGGCAGGAAAAGCAACGCATTCGCTGGGTCTGAAAAGTGCAGCGGCCCGTCAGGAGATAGGCGTTCTGATAGGTGAACTGGCCCGCGGCAATTTAGGTGCGCTGAGGGGATCCGGAATAACGCTGGCTAACCGTGCCGGATGGATAGACACATTGATGTCACCGAAAGGCATGATGCTTGGCGGGGTTATTGGCGGTATTGCCGCGGCTGTCTATGGTCTGGGTAAAGCCTGGTATGACGGTCAGAAGGAGGGGGAAGAATTTAACCGCCAGCTGTCGCTGACGGGGCATTATGCCGGAGTCACTGCCGGGCAGTTGTGGACGCTCAGTCGTGCTATTTCCGGGAATGGTATCACGCAACATGCTGCAGCCGGTGCGCTGGCTCAGGTGGTGGGGAGTGGTGCATTTCGTGGAAACGATATCGGTATGGTGGCGAGAGCTGCCGCACAGATGGAGCGATCGGTTGGCCAGTCGGTCAGCGATACCATAAATCAGTTTAAGCGGCTGAAGGATGATCCTGTAAATGCCGCGAAGGCTCTGGACAATGAGCTGCATTTTCTTACTGCCACTCAGCTTGAGCAGATACGCGTCCTTGGGGAACAGGGGCGGTCCAGTGATGCGGCACGGATAGCCATGTCTGCACTGGCAGAGGAAACCGGTCGGCGTACTGCGGATATTGATAATAACCTCAATGCGCTGGGCAGTACGCTGAAGTATCTGTCTGATTTATGGAGTCGTTTCTGGGATGCGGCCATGAATATTGGTCGTGAAGACTCGCTGGATGAACAGATTTCCGCTTTACAGGAGAAAGTGTCGCGGGCGAAAAGACTCCCCTGGACGGCATCATCTTCTCAGGTTGAGTACGATCAGCAGCGTCTTAACGAGCTTCAGGAGAAAAAACGCCAGAAGGATTTGCAGGATGCAAAAGAGCAGGCAGAGCGGAATTATCAGGAGCAACAGAAACGCCGTAATGCTGAAAATGCTGCACTGAACCGGATGAATGAAACGGAAGCAGCACGACATCAGCGTGAAATTGCGCGTATTAATGCCATGCAGTACGCCGATCAGGCTGTCAGGGATGCGGCGATACAACGTGAAAATGAACGTTACGAGAAAGCCCTGGCATCCGGTAAGAAAAAAACACGCGAAACCCGTAATGATGAGGCCACCCGGTTATTGCTGCAGTACAGTCAGCAACAGGCACAGGTGGAAGGACAGATTGCTGCTGCAAGACAGTCAGCAGGCATTGCCACTGACAGGATGACAGAAGCGCATAAACAGCTTCTGGCTCTGCAGCAGCGCATCAGCGATCTGGACGGGAAAAAACTGACGGCAGATGAAAAGAGTGTGCTGGCCCGTAAAGATGAACTGATTCAGGCACTGACGCTGCTGGATGTAAAACAGCAGGAGCTTCAGAAACAGACGGCACTCAACGATCTGAAGAAAAAAACAATTCAGCTGACCAGTCAACTGGCTGAAGAAGAGCGCGCTCAGCGCCAGCAACATGACCTGGATATCGCCACGGTGGGTATGGGTGATCAGCAGCGGCAGCGATATCAGGTACAACTGAGTCTTCGCCAGAAATACCAGCAACAGCTGGAGCAGTTGAGGCGGGATAGTGAGCAGAAAGGAACATATAACACGGATGACTACAGAAAGGCCGAGCAGGCGCTGACGGAGAGCCTGAACCGACAACTGAATGAGAATCGCCGTTATTGGCAACAGCTTGAAATTGCTCAGGGTGACTGGAAAAACGGAGTCCTGCGTGCACTCCAGAATGTCACTGAGAAAGCGGATAACACAGCCGGGACAGTGGAACAGTTGTTCACGTCTGCGTTCAGTAGCATGAGTGACTGGCTGGCGACATTCTGTACTACAGGCAAACTCAATTTCAAATCCTTCACCTCTTCTGTGCTGTCAGATATGTCCAGAATCATGGCTCAGATAGCTTTAATGAAAGCGGTAAAAGGTATTGCTTCCGCGCTGCCTTTTGATTTTGTAGCCAATGCTGATGGCGGTGTTTATCAGTCGGCTGATTTGAGTCGCTACAGTGGCACGGTGGTTAACCGTCCGACGTTTTTTGCTTTTGCAAAAGGCGCGGGTGTGATGGGGGAAGCTGGACCTGAAGCCATTCTGCCACTGCGTCGTGGTGCTGATGGTAAGCTGGGGGTTGTGGCGGATATTGGTGGTTCAGGAATGGCGATGTTTGCCCCGCAGTACAACATCGAGATCAATAACGATGGCACGAACGGGCAGATAGGTCCGGCTGCCCTGAAGGTGGTTTATGACCTTGGGAAAAAAGCGGCAGCGGACTTTATGCAACAGCAGGCCCGTGATGGTGGTCGGTTAAGTGGAGCATATCGGTAATGGAGACGTTTCACTGGAAAGTGCGCCCGGATATGAATGTGGTATCAGAGCCGAAAGTGGTGACAGTGAAGCTGGGCGATGGTTATGAACAGCGTCGTGCGGCGGGACTGAATAACCAGTTGTCGACTTACAGCGTGACGATACGTGTTCGTAAATGTGAACACCCATCTTTGAAAGCCTTTCTGGAACGGCACGGTGGCGTCCGCGCATTTCAGTGGACGCCACCTTATGACTGGAAGCCGATCAGGGTGGTTTGTCGTAAATGGTCGGCAAGCGTGGGGGCGCTGTGGGTAACCATAACGGCAGATTTTGAACAGGTCGTGGCATAGGAGGCCCTGATGCAGGATATTCCACAGGAAACACATCATGAGACGACACGCCTTACTCAGTCAGCCCTGGTGGTGCTCTGGGAAATCGATCTGACAGAGGTCGGTGGTGAACGTTATTTTTTCTGTAATGAGCAGAACGAAAAAGGTGAGCCGGTCACCTGGCAGGGGCGGCAGTATCAGGCATACCCCATTCAGGGGACGGGATTTGAACTGAACGGTAAGGGCAGTGCTGCCCGTCCGACACTGACGGTCTCTAACCTGCACGGCATGGTCACCGGGATGGCGGAAGACCTGCAGAGTCTGGTCGGCGGAACGGTGGTCAGGCGTAAGGTTTACGCCCGTTTTCTGGATGCGGTGAACTTCGTCAACGGAAACAGCGACGCCGATCCGGAGCAGGAGGTGATCAGCCTCTGGCGCATCGAGCAGTGCAGCGAACTGAGTGCGGTCAGTGCCTCCTTTGTGCTCTCCACACCGACGGAAACGGATGGTGCTGTTTTTCCGGGGCGCATCATGCTGGCCAACACCTGCACCTGGACCTATCGCGGTGATGAGTGCGGTTATCATGGTCCGGCTGTCGCGGATGAATATGACCAGCCGACGTCCGATATCACGAAGGATAAATGCAGCAAATGCCTGAGCGGCTGTAAGTTTCGCAATAACGTCGGCAACTTTGGCGGCTTCCTTTCCATTAACAAACTTTCGCAGTAATCCCATGACACAGACAGAATCAGCGATTCTGGCGCACGCCCGGCGATGTGCGCCAGCGGAGTCGTGCGGCTTCGTGGTGAGAACGCCGGAAGGGGAAAGATATTTTCCCTGCGTGAATATCTCCGGTGAGCCGGAGGCGTATTTCCGGATGTCGCCGGAGGACTGGCTGCGGGCAGAGATGCAGGGTGAGATTGTGGCGCTGGTCCACAGCCACCCCGGTGGTCTGCCCTGGCTGAGTGAGGCTGACAGGCGGCTGCAGGTGCAGAGCGATTTGCCTTGGTGGCTGGTCTGCCGGGGTGAGATTCATAAATTCCGCTGTGTGCCGCATCTTACCGGGCGGCGCTTTGAGCACGGGGTGACGGATTGTTACACGCTGTTCCGGGATGCTTATCATCTGGCGGGGATTGAGATGCCGGACTTTCATCGTGAGGATGACTGGTGGTGTAACGGCCAGAATCTCTATCTGGATAATCTGGAGGCCACAGGGCTGTATCAGGTGCCGTTGTCAGCGGCGCAGCCGGGCGATGTGCTGCTGTGCTGTTTTGGTTCATCGGTGCCGAATCATGCCGCCATTTACTGCGGCGACGGTGAGCTGTTGCACCATATTCCTGAACAACTGAGCAAACGAGAGAGGTATACCGACAAATGGCAGCGACGCACACACTCCCTCTGGCGTCACCGGGCATGGCACGCATCTGCCTTTACGGGGATTTACAACGATTTGGCCGCCGCATCGACCTTCGTGTAAAAACGGGGGCTGAAGCCATCCGGGCGTTGTCCACACAGCTCCCGGCGTTTCGTCAGAAACTGAATGACGGCTGGTATCAGGTGCGCATTGCCGGGCGTGATGCAGGTGAAACCGAATTATCTGCCCGTCTTAATGAGCCGCTGGCAAATGGTGCCGTGATCCATATCGTGCCGCGTCTGGCGGGAGCTAAAAGTGGCGGTGTGTTTCAGGTGGTGCTGGGGGCGGCGCTGATTGCGGTGGCATGGTGGAACCCTGTGGGCTGGCTGGGTGCCGCGGCTGTATCGGGCATGTATGCGGCAGGGGCCAGTATGATCCTGGGTGGTGTGGCCCAGATGCTGGCACCGAAAGCCCGGACGCCCACAGCGACCAGCACGGATAACGGTAAGCAGAACACCTATTTCTCATCACTGGATAACATGGTTGCCCAGGGCAATGTTCTGCCTGTTCTGTACGGTGAAATGCGCGTGGGGTCGCGGGTGGCTTCTCAGGAGATCAGCACGGCAGACGAGGGGGACGGTGGTCAGGTTGTGGTGATTGGTCGTTGATGAAAAACGTTTTATGTGAAACCGCCTCAGGGCGGTTTTGTCGTTTCTGGAGCGTGAGGAATGGGTAAAGGCAGCAGTAAGGGGCATACCCCGCGCGAAGCGAAGGACAACCTGAAGTCCACGCAGATGCTGAGCGTGATAGACGCCATCAGTGAAGGGCCGATTGAAGGTCCGGTGGACGGATTAAAAAGTGTGCTGCTGAACAGTACGCCGGTGCTGGACAGTGAGGGGAATACCAACATTTCCGGTGTCACGGTGGTGTTCCGGGCAGGTGAGCAGGAGCAGACACCGCCGGAGGGATTTGAATCCTCCGGCTCCGAGACGGTGCTGGGTACGGAAGTGAAGTACGACACGCCGATTACCCGGACCATCACGTCTGCAAACATCGACCGTCTGCGCTTTACCTTCGGTGTGCAGGCACTGGTGGAAACTACCTCAAAGGGGGACCGGAATCCGTCGGAAGTCCGCCTGCTGGTTCAGATACAGCGTAACGGTGGCTGGGTGACGGAAAAAGACATCACCATTAAAGGCAAAACCACCTCGCAGTATCTGGCCTCGGTGGTGGTGGATAACCTGCCGCCGCGCCCGTTTAATATCCGGATGCGCAGGATGACGCCGGACAGCACCACAGACCAGCTGCAGAACAAAACGCTCTGGTCGTCATACACCGAAATCATCGATGTGAAACAGTGCTACCCGAACACGGCACTGGTCGGCGTACAGGTGGACTCGGAGCAGTTCGGCAGCCAGCAGGTGAGTCGTAATTATCATCTTCGCGGGCGCATTCTGCAGGTGCCGTCGAACTATAACCCGCAGACGCGACAATACAGCGGTATCTGGGACGGAACGTTAAAACCGGCATACAGCAACAACATGGCCTGGTGTCTGTGGGATATGCTGACCCACCCGCGCTACGGCATGGGAAAACGTCTTGGTGCGGCGGATGTGGACAAATGGGCGCTGTATGTCATCGGCCAGTACTGCGACCAGTCAGTGCCGGACGGCTTTGGCGGCACGGAGCCGCGCATCACCTGTAATGCGTACCTGACCACACAGCGCAAGGCGTGGGATGTGCTCAGTGATTTCTGCTCGGCGATGCGCTGTATGCCGGTATGGAACGGGCAGACGCTGACGTTCGTGCAGGACCGACCGTCGGATAAGGTGTGGGCCTATAACCGCAGTAATGTGGTGATGCCGGATGATGGCGCGCCGTTCCGCTACAGCTTCAGCGCCCTGAAAGACCGCCATAATGCCGTTGAGGTGAACTGGATTGACCCGAACAACGGCTGGGAGACGGCGACAGAGCTTGTTGAAGATACGCAGGCCATTCTCCGTTACGGTCGTAATGTTACGAAGATGGATGCCTTTGGCTGTACCAGCCGGGGGCAGGCACACCGCGCCGGGCTGTGGCTGATTAAAACGGAGCTGCTGGAGACGCAGACCGTGGATTTCAGCGTCGGCGCAGAAGGGCTTCGCCATGTACCGGGCGATGTTATTGAAATCTGCGATGATGACTATGCCGGTATCAGCACCGGTGGTCGTGTGCTGGCGGTGAACAGCCAGACCCGGACGCTGACGCTCGACCGTGAAATCACGCTGCCATCCTCCGGTACCACGCTGATAAGCCTGGTTGACGGAAGTGGCAATCCGGTCAGCGTGGAGGTTCAGTCCGTCAACGACGGCGTGAAGGTAAAAGTGAGCCGTGTTCCTGAGGGTGTTGCTGAATACAGCGTATGGGGGCTGAAGCTGCCGACGCTGCGCCAGCGCCTGTTCCGCTGCGTGAGTATCCGTGAGAACGATGACGGCACGTATGCCATCACCGCCGTGCAGCATGTACCGGAGAAAGAAGCCATCGTGGATAACGGGGCGCACTTTGACGGTGACCAGAGCGGCACGGTGAATGGTGTCACGCCGCCAGCAGTGCAGTACCTGACCGCCGAAGTCACTGCAGACAGCGGGGAATATCAGGTGCTGGCGCGATGGGACACACCGAAGGTGGTGAAGGGCGTGAGCTTCCTGCTCCGTCTGACCGTAACAGCGGACGACGGCAGTGAGCGACTGGTCAGCACGGCCCGGACGACGGAAACCACATACCGCTTCACGCAACTGGCGCTGGGGAACTACAGGCTGACAGTCCGGGCGGTAAATGCCCGGGGGCAGCAGGGCGATCCGGCGTCGGTATCGTTCCGGATTGCCGCACCGGCAGCACCGTCGAGGATTGAGCTGACGCCGGGCTATTTTCAGATAACCGCCACGCCGCATCTTGCCATTTATGACCCGACGGTACAGTTTGAGTTCTGGTTCTCGGAAAAGCGGATTACCGATATCAGGCAGGTTGAAACCACAGCCCGCTATCTTGGCACGGCGCTGTACTGGATAGCCGCCAGTATCAATATCAAACCGGGCCATGATTATTATTTTTACATCCGCAGTGTGAACACCGTTGGCAAATCGGCATTTGTGGAGGCTGTTGGCCAGCCGAGTGATGATGCATCCGGCTATCTGGATTTTTTCAAAGGAGAGATAGGGAAAAGCCATCTGGCTCAGGAGCTGTGGACGCAGATTGATAACGGTCAGCTTGCGCCTGACCTGGCTGAAATCAGGACGTCCATTACGGATGTCAGCAATGAAATCACGCAGACCGTCAATAAGAAACTGGAAGACCAGAGTGCGGCAATTCAGCAGATACAGAAGGTTCAGGTTGATACAAATAATAACCTGAACAGCATGTGGGCTGTGAAGCTGCAGCAGATGCAGGACGGACGCCTTTATATCGCGGGTATTGGTGCCGGTATTGAGAATACCCCTGACGGTATGCAGAGTCAGGTGCTGCTGGCGGCGGACAGGATTGCGATGATTAATCCTGCGAATGGCAACACAAAGCCGATGTTTGTTGGTCAGGGCGATCAGATATTTATGAATGAAGTGTTCCTGAAATATCTGACGGCTCCCACCATTACCAGCGGCGGTAATCCTCCGGCATTTTCCCTGACACCGGACGGGCGGCTGACGGCAAAAAATGCCGATATCAGCGGTAACGTGAATGCGAACTCCGGGACGCTCAACAACGTCACGATTAACGAGAACTGCCGGGTTCTGGGAAAACTGTCCGCGAACCAGATTGAAGGCGATCTCGTTAAAACAGTGGGCAAAGCTTTCCCCCGTGACTCCCGTGCACCGGAACGGTGGCCATCAGGGACCATTACCGTCAGGGTTTATGACGATCAGCCGTTTGACCGGCAAATTGTTATTCCAGCGGTGGCTTTCAGCGGTGCCAGACATGAACGGGAGAATAGCGATACTTATTCGTCATGCCGCCTGATAGTGAAGAAAAACGGGGCTGAAATTTATAACCGAACGGCTCTGGATAATACTCTGATTTACACGGGTGTTATTGATATGCCTGCAGGCAGTGGTGTCATGACACTGGAATTTTCTGTATCGGCATGGCTGGTAAATGGCTGGTATCCCACAGCAAGTATCAGCGATTTGCTGGTTGTGGTGATGAAGAAAGCCACTGCAGGCATCATGATTAGCTGAATTTTATAACCCAGATACGGGCGCCAGAAATGGCGCCTTTTTTATTTGTGGAGTGAATATGGCAGTACAGATTTCAGGTGTGCTGAAAGATGGTGCGGGAAAACCAATACAGAACTGCACTATTCAACTGAAGGCAAAGCGTAACAGCACCACGGTACTGGTGAACACGGTGGCCTCTGAAAATCCGGATGAAGCCGGGCGTTACAGCATGGATGTTGAGCATGGCCAGTACAGCGTCACCCTGCTGGTTGAAGGTTTTCCGCCTTCACATGCCGGAACCATTACCGTCTATGAAGGTTCCAGACCAGGTACGCTGAATGATTTTCTCGGTGCCATGACGGAAGATGATGTCATGCCGGAGGCATTGCGTCGTTTTGAGGAAATGGTGGAAGAAGCGGCACGCAACGCTGAAGCCGCCTCTCAGAGCGCAGCGGCGGCAAAGAAATCCGAAACTGCAGCGGCATCATCGAAGAACGCGGCGAAAACCTCAGAAACGAATGCAGCTAACAGCGCACAGGCGGCAGCGGCCTCGCAGACTGCATCGGCAAACTCCGCAACAGCAGCTAAAAAATCAGAAACCAACGCGAAAAATAGCGAGACAGCCGCAAAGACGAGCGAAACCAACGCAAAGTCCAGCCAGACGGCAGCGAAGACCAGCGAAACGAATGCCAAAGCCAGTGAAACTGCGGCAAAAAACAGCCAGGTTGCAGCAGCCCAAAGCGAGAGCGCGGCAGCCGGTTCTGCGACTTCAGCAGCTGGATCAGCAACTGCTACGGCTAACAGCCAGAAAGCTGCGAAGACGAGTGAAACTAACGCAAAGTCCAGCCAGACGGCAGCGAAGACCAGCGAAACGAATGCCAAAGCCAGCGAAACTGCGGCGAAAAACAGCCAGGTTGCAGCAGCCCAAAGCGAGAGCGCGGCAGCTGGTTCTGCAAGCGCGGCGGCTGCTTCTGCCACTGCATCAGCCAACAGTCAAAAAGCGGCAAAAACCAGTGAAACCAATGCAAAGACAAGCGAGACTACAGCGGCGAACTCGGCGCAAGCATCGGCAGCAAGCCAGACAGCAGCTAAAGCAAGTGAGGATGCAGCCAGAGAGTATGCAAGCCAGGCAGCAGAGCCGTATAAATATGTCTTACAGCCACTGCCTGATGTGTGGATACCGTTTAACGATTCACTGGATATGCTTGCTGGCTTTTCGCCTGGTTATAAGCAAATAACTGTAGGTGATGATGTTATTAAAATGCCATCCGATAAGGTTGTTAGCTTCAAACGCGCATCAGGTGCAACATACATTAATAAATCAGGTGTATTAACCGTTGCTGAAGTTGACGAACCGCGATTTGAACGAGAAGGTTTGCTGATTGAAGGACAGAGAACAAACTATTTCAGAAATTCAAATACACCAGAAGCATGGAATAACACGGGTAGTGTGTCTGTTGAGTCGTTCGACAGTGATAAGGGGTTTAACTATGGAAGGATAACTGTTATTAATGAAAATCCGACAGCACAAGGATATCAGGCAATTGCTGTAAACACGAATGATGCTTACACCTGCCCGGCAGGTTCTTATACGACGATATCGTGTCTGACGAAAAGTGATAATTCCCGGTGTCGTGCAAGGTTCGGAAAAATGTCTGATAATGGTGCGTTTGTTTTTCATTCAGATGCAGCTCTGGATCCTGTTACGGGAAATGTTGTTCATGGAAATAATGTGACGGTGACGGCAGAAAGAGTCGGTGAATGGTGGTTGTTTACCGCCACTCTTTTTGCAGATGCGGAAATGATAATCAGCTCAAGATTTGAAATCCTGGCGATGCCTGGAATCAGTATTATCCCCAATGGCTCTACGTTAGATATTGCGATGCCTCAGGCGGAGATTGGGTCGTACAGGACGTCATTTATCATTACTGAAGGGGCTCCTGGCACTCGCTCCAGCGACATGGTGACAATACCTGTAAGAAACAATATTCACCGATTACCATTCAGTGCTCTTGTTGAAGTTAATAAAAACTGGGATATCCCTCCCAGCAAATCACCATTAATCTTTAATGTTAAAGATTATCAGGAAAATGGTCTGTTCACGCATGGATTCCGTGGTAATAATTTCTCTGATGCCGGTTCTCCTTTTATTTCTATGGGAGGGTGTAATAAATATGTGGCAACAACCCAGAGGAAAATCATTTCAGGCTTCCGTTGTGGCGCTGATGGAGATGTTCAGGCCGTATGTAATGGTGAATTATCTGTTGCGGCAAAAACAACATGGACTTCAATTGTTCCACGGGCAGTATTGCGAATTGGAGGGCAGGGCACTAATGGGGAGTATCATCTTTTTGGTCATATCCGTAATTTGCGTATCTGGCATAAAGAATTAACTGATGCGCAAATGGGGGAGAGTATTAAATGAAAGATTTAACACTCAAATTTGCAGACAGGGCCGACTTTTCGGCCTTTATGGAGAGTATTGGCTATTATGATGACGAGTCGATGCAGGATGATATTCTTATTGACGTGATAGGTAACGTGTACAAAGAAACCGGAGAACTGACTGAAGATGGCGAACCGGTATGTGTTAAGGAAGACGGATATTTTGTAAACGTGCGCATCATTAATGATGTAAAAAAATCGTCAATATTCGATAAATACGCGGTTGTTGTTGAGCATCAACTTCGTGGCTGGATGTGAGGGAGACAAATGGCTACATCGACAGTAATTCCAGGAGATATCACCACGCTAAAGGGAGATGTCAGTAAAACTAAGGAAGATATTTCCTCAATTAACGGAAAAGTATCAACGCTTCAGACTGATATGACCAGTGCAAAGCAGGATATCAGCACCAGATACACAAAAACTGAAGTTGATAATAAGCTGAAAAACAAACTGGAAGTGAACGATCTGGAAAGCGGTCGTTATGGTGGAGATTTTTACCCGTTGACTGGCCGTGAAGCGTTTTATATGTGGGGATTGGGCACGACTACAGCGGCGGCAAACCTTTATCTTAATCCTGACCCTGCAATTTCGTCTGTACTGCGGTCAACATCGTCTATTCGCTATAAACATTCAGTAGAGACGATAGATTCAGAGCACGCCGATCTCATTTTCAGGATGCGCCCTGTGTGGTACAGGTCGCAATGCGAAAATGACAGGCGTGACTGGGGATTCTACGGATTGATTGCCGAGGAAGTAGGAGAAATTGCCCCTCAGTTTGTACACTGGCGACCAGCTAACGAAGATGATGCACCGGAAGCTATTTCCAGCAATGGCCTTGTTGCCGAAGGTGTAATGTACGAACGTCTGGTTGTTCCACTGATTCACCATATCCAGAAACTGACAGAAAGAGTTGATGAACTTCAGTCAGAATTAAAGTTGTTATCAACTTCCCGAAACGATATCTGATAAAGGAGGAGTAATGGATATAAGCCCCTTACTTCATGCACTTTGTGCTGTGGCTGCGCAGGTACTGGTTGGTCTTTTTACCGGAAACTGGGCTTACGGTGCGATAGCTGGTTGTACGTTCTTCATCGCTCGTGAACATACCCAGGCAGAATATCGCTGGATTGAAATGTTCGGGCATGGCAAGCGAATGAATATGCCGTGGTGGGGCGGTTTTGATCCGCGTGCTTGGGATGTGGCAAGCCTGATGGATTTTGCTGTGCCGGTGGTGGCGTGTCTGCTGGTCTGGCTGTTGATCCGTTAAGCATAAGAATCCGCAGTGTCTTGCCATGACAAGTTACTGCGGATGGCTGGTGAACTTCCGATAGTGCAAGTATTGAATGATTGCCAGTCACAGCGGATTGTACTTAGGTAATATGACGGTTCAAGGCGTTTAAACTGAAACCATCCACATATCAGTCTCTTCAAACATTTCCTAAATCGTTCGGCTTATCTGTTCTTTCTCACGTTTGCTGACGTCAGTGCTGATTGCCGGCAGTGTCATCATCGGTTTTACACGATACCCTTTGCGTTGAACGAGTCGTACTACTGTAACAGCGCGTCGGTGAAGCTGCTCATCCCGACACAGGACAGTCGGGATATCATTGCAGTAGCAACGGGGAGTCTGGATGCAATATGGAAAGACGGACACCGATATCAGAAAGCCGGGGTAATGCTGGGGGACTTCTTCAGTCAGAGCATGCCCTAACCTATTCGACGATAACGCGCTGGGTCCTGGGAGCGAAAAGTTAATGAGCGTGCTGGAGCACCTCAACGCAAAAGACGGGAAGGAAACACTCTGTTTCGCTGGGCAGGGCATTCAGCAGCAGTGGCAGATGAAACGCGAGATATTTTCGCACCGGTATACAACTAGATTTTCTGGCATTTTAGGTGGTTAGATAGATATTTATGCTCTACGCAATGAATATGAGAGAATTAATTGTCTAAGCTGGTATAATATGAATAAAGGCTTTTTCCCATTATTTTCTCTAAATCCTTTTTGTTTCTAAAGAAAATGTTTGAGATATGCTGATGATAATACTTTATAATGATTCTCATCAGCGCCGATACTACCTCATGAAGTTTTTTCACCATTTTATGCTGTGTTGAATTACAATCTCCCTCCATAAGTGATATAAATGTTGATGTAACATTTAGGTTCGCTTGGGGGGAGGAGTGAACATAATAACAGGCGTTAATATAGACATTATGTAAATAAGACCAGCCTTCATCGACTTGTTGGGCTTTTAAGAAGTCAAAGTCTCTACGACGTACAGTTTGGTCAAAATCCCCACCATTGTAGTTCTTATTGAGGCTTATTCTGGCCACATGCTCCACCATTGAGCGGAAGTTCAGTTGGAGATACCGTTCTCTTTTTTTTATAATGGCAATTAAGGAGTTTAAGGTATCATATATAAAACCTTTTATATAAGAAGAGTGATTTAGATTAGGATTGTGACTTAAAATTGTATTACAAAGACTTATTTGCCTAAATATTGATACTGATTTGTTTATTTCATCAGTGGTTCTGAGGTGCTTTTGCACCTCCGCTCTAAAATAATTTACATCTCTTCCAATGTTGAAGGGATCCTGCGTGAGCATTATTCTTCTTCCTTTTTATTTGCATTAATCCAAATATTTAAATTCCTTATAGCATGCTTGCTTTTAGATGTGGATTTTTGGCTTGTTTTATTTGCATCATTAAAAATAATGTCTAATGTGTTAATGTTGTTTAAGAAATGCGTATAAGCCATCTTTATGTCATTCTCACTTAATTCATTAATATGTTTGCAAATTTTAGCGCACATCAAAGTTCTTGACCGTACAGCATAATTCAAAAAAGATATTTTGAAGGTTTTGTTAATAAATTTACTAACATCAAAATTTGATCTAAAAACCTCTTTTGAAAGAATCAACATAATTACCAAGCCTAAGAAGTTTTCTTTGGTCATGGGCATATTGTTAGCTTTATTGATCGCTTTAATTAATTGTTTATTCATTTGTGTTACCTTCCAAGTGAGCCACTCTGTTAATAAATTCGTTACAGATCTTTTCTATATCTTGGCGTGACTTTGAATAACAAGAAGGAATATTTCCTTGATAACCTACCATTAAATCACGCACGTAGGTTAATTGATTTTCAAAGAAATAAAAATTTGTAAATTGAGTATGGTTTTCGAATTGTTCTTTAATTTCCCTTGTTTTATTGGTCATTTCAGCATCAGTGTTTGTATAAATGTAACCGACTTGCTTGATTTCTTTCTCATGATGTGTGCGCATATTTCTTATAACGCTATTTAAACTGCTTGCTCCAAGCACCGAGTAGTGATCAATTTTAACCGGAGTAAGATAATAATCAGAAGCAAGGAGTGCGGTATCTGTAAATAATGATATTGTTGGGGGGCTATCGATAAAGATATAGTCGTAACTTTCTTTTAAGTCATTTTCGGTGATGAATTTACGCAACATTTTTATTCTAATACCCTCTTGGTTAGTATCAAAGATAATGTTTATATCACCTAAGATAATATCAAGATTGTCTGAAACTTTAGTAATGACCTGTTCTGGTGTCACTTTCTTTTCATCTTCCATTAATGAATTTGGAAGCTCAAAAATCTTTCGAATGGTTTGATTATTAGGGCGAAGGGCAGTCATATATTCTTCTACTCGATCATAATGCCCCATTAAGGACTGAGTGGCATTAAATTGAGGATCAATATCGATAACTAGAACCTTGTGCCCCATATGGTTGGCTAAAAACTCAGCAATCCCAACGCATAAAGTTGTTTTACCAACCCCACCTTTCATATTGATAAAACTAATTACTGGTGCAGTCATTTTTTCATCCTTAATTATGTAGTGTGAAATAGATTCACTATGCTGAAAGCATTTTTTAGCTTAATTTTTATACTGCGCGTTGACTTATCACCCTATCATATATGATTTTTAGGTGTTGCATAGACTGGTTTTATATCAGGGGCTTAGGTTGTATGTGGCGTCACAGAATCACTAATCATTGAACTTTGTACATGTAACGGTCAGGTTAAATAATATATAATGGGTTGTTAAGTTGGCTCTCTGATTCCTGATGCCCCAAGGACGCGCGTCATTGCGTGCCAGATTAACTTTTCGGCGGGCACAGTGCTATCGGCAATTATTTCCTCAGCCTCTTTCCCGCATAGGTCTTGGCGCATCCATTTTCTTGCTATGAAATCTCCAGCCGGTCAGACTGAAAGTATAGAAGAGAATATGCGAATCGCTGTTCCGGTGTTTCTGGGAGAGCTTATGTCGGAGTAATTCCCCGGTAATTGAATCTCTTTTGCTCGCTCATAACAGACATTCACTACAGTTATGGTAGAAAGTATGTATGCTGATTGGGGAAAGTGTGAAAGAAAAGAAGACTGCTGCGCTGTTTGTCGTCACGTTTATCTTCATTGGCTATGCAAGTCATAATACAAGGTGGGACAAAACTGAGACACATAAGGCCTCACAATGGCTTGCAAGGCTTTACATGTTTTGATGTGGTGGGACGTGTGAGCACAGTGTTGATGGGGTAATACTTTGAATTAGAAGCGGATTCTTATAATTCGTAATGCGAAGGTCGTAGGTTCGACTCCTATTATCGGCACCATTTAAATCAATAAGTTATCTCACATTTAAGTAAACTACGTTCTCCTCTTGTGCCTTTGATTTTGCTCGCGTGCGCGGTGAAATGCCTGACTGAAAGGTGAGCATATCGACGAACCATTTCGAGAGTTTCCCATCTGCTCATTTTTAAGTGCAAGCAGGAAAACACCGGACTAAACCAATCAGCTGTTCGAAAATGGCAAGCGGATTAATATGCCATGGCGGGGCAGCTTTGAGCCGCACGCATGGGGTGTGGCAAGCCTGATGGATTTTGCTGTGCCTGTGGTGGCGTGTTTGCTGGTTTGGCTGTTGGTTAAACGCGAAAGTCATAATGCCAGGGGAATACCGCAGGGTGTTCAGGTTTTGCATAAAAAAGCCCACCATTAAGGTGGGCAAAAGGAATGATTTATATTCTCTGAGAGAAACATTACATTTCTCCTTGTCACTTCTAACATAAAAATATGGAGAAATAATGGAGCTTATATTAATTGGCGATTAGGTAACCATGTGGTTATACAAAACAATACAGTTCTTTACATTTGCCTTGTTTTATGAATACTCCTGAAGAGGTGTACAACATAATTAAACAAACAGGGTAAATATGAATATATTTGAACAAACTCCACCGAACCGCAGACGTTATGGTCTTGCTGCATTCATTGGGCTGATTGCTGGCGTTGTTTCCGCATTTGTGAAGTGGGGGGCTGAAGTTCCATTGCCGCCACGTAGCCCGGTGGATATGTTTAATGCAGCGTGTGGTCCGGAATCATTAATCAGGGCTGCTGGGCAAATTGATTGCTCCCGTAATTTTCTCAATCCTCCGTATATTTTTCTTCGAGACTGGCTGGGGCTGACAGATCCCAATGCGGCTGTTTATACCTTTGCCGGGCATGTCTTTAACTGGGTTGGTGTTACGCACATTATCTTTTCGATAGTGTTTGCTGTCGGTTATTGTGTGGTCGCTGAAGTATTTCCAAAAATTAAACTCTGGCAGGGCTTACTGGCAGGTGCTTTAGCCCAACTTTTTGTTCATATGATTTCATTCCCTCTCATGGGACTGACGCCACCTCTGTTTGATCTCCCGTGGTATGAGAATGTTTCTGAAATTTTTGGACATTTAGTCTGGTTCTGGTCCATTGAAATTATTCGCAGAGATTTACGAAACAGAATTACTCATGAGCCAGACCCTGAGATCCCTTTAGGCTCAAACAGATAA